TCTACCTAATTCATCAACTGTTGCCGTAAAGTCTGTACCTCTGATTGCTATGTTAGCTGTTGGTGTAGATAACTTTATGTTCTGTTTATCTATTTTATTAAATGTCCCTGTAATAAATCTAGCTGTGCCTAAAGTAAATTTTAAAGCCATCTTTGATTTACTAGGGTCAGGATTAAAAATATATTCGTCTATAACTAATTCAGAAAACTCAGTAAGTTTTACTTGCGAGTCATCTAAAAATTTTATGGCTAGTCTTCCGTTCTTTGTAACAGCTTGATCGTTTTGTTGAATAGCAAATTTTAATTTAGCATCGTAAGGTTTGTCTCTTACTATTTCTGCACTACCATTTAGCTCAGAAATATCTCCTATATTAACAGCCTGTGCTTGAACCTTGGTCGTCTTGGTTAATACAGAAAGTACCATTAGAGCCAGTAGAATCAATCTTAAGCCAGTCGTTATTAAGTGTGCTTTGTTGTGTAACATTAAATGTCCTAGAGTTTCCACTACCATGCGTTAAATGAAAATACCCATTAGCACTGGCATTAGTGCCATCGCCATCGTATGTAACAGTATTATCATTTCCATCTATATTCATATAGTTTGTTGCACCATCTATATCTATAGAGGCAGTAATAGAATTACCTCCTCCTTGTATGATCCAATCTAAATCAAGACCTGAAGCTAGAGCTGCAGTAGCTTGATTAAGAGTAAAAGTGTTTGTATTGCCTGTGACTGCTACATTTACATTAGAGTTATCAGCTCCAAAAGTATTACTAGGATCAGTTTGCATGTTGAAGACATTGCTATCTCCTGCAAAATTAAAAAATCCTGTATAACTATCTGCCCAAATATCTCCTAAAAATTTATTAGAAGCACCTATTTGATTTATGTCTAATGTCATAGTAGCACCATCTAAATCTAAAGCAGTTAAAGAACCTGCAGTAGCAGTTGTGCCACCTATTAAATTGCTACCACCTTGTTGCTCTATGTCTAAATTAGCGGTAGCACCAGACTGATCGATATATATTTCATTATCTGCAAACGTAATCATTGCAAAAAATAAAACATATATTTTTAAAAAGTTACTCATAAGACCAAAACCTCCTTTCATATCCTATATTAACTATTTCTAGAATTGCTCCTTCAATTGCTTTTTGTAAAGCTATTGTTGGACTTTCATTGACTGCGTTACCAACTTCTATTTCTACAAGTTCTGTGCCTTGTTCAATAAATTTAAAAGCGTCTTGAGTTTTTCCATAACTAAATATAGTTTTCTCAGTTAAAACTTCTACAAGTATTTCACCAGTCAACACCGAAACTAATCTTAAACTAACACTAACTATATCTTCACGATATTCTATACTAGAGCCTAGTCCTAAATACCTTGCTCCCATACCTCCTGTACGTAGGTTAGTGTCATAAGAAATTACTGCACCTTCCATTATTATTCCTGCAAACAATAATGGTTTTAATTTTTTTTCCTTTTCGTTTCTTGATGAACGAATAAGCTGTCTTTCTTTAGTAAGATTATCTAAGCCAACTCTTTCAACTACTACAAAAAATTTACCACGAGCAGTATGTTTTAAAGCTCTAATAAGTAAAGCTTGTGGTGCTTGAGTTACTGCTGTAGAAAATAAAGCGTAAGAACTATTACTTTTTCTTTGTCCTGTTTGATCAGTAAAACTATTTGGATAAACTGCTATTACTGGTTTTTGTTTTGGAGCTTGTGCATTAAGCAACTCATCAGAAAATATACCAACTACGCTTGCAGACTGATCTTTGCCTGCTTTATATTCTTCTTCTAAAATTTTTAGGTTCTGAAACAAACTACAACTAGAAAGTAAAAGAACCGACAGGAATAGAAATAGTTGTTGTTGAGCCATCTTGATCTAATACATTTAAAGTTATTGTTACGCCATCACTTACATAAGATATGGTACTACCTTCTAATTCAAAAGTTCCTTCTGTTTTAGTAGTCTCGCCAAATAAATTATCAACTAGTTGTCTTGATAGCTGTGCATATATTCTGGATTCAAAATTTCTAACAAACCTAGCTAGAGTAGTATTTTCAGCATCACGTTCTAGTTCATCTTGCAATGCTTGCAACTCTTCTTTGATAGTCATTTTTCTAGTATGTTCTTGATTTTCTATAGTTAAATAATGACTCGATGTGCCATTACCACTAAAGCTTGGCGACTTAAATTTATGTGTTAGTTGATCTGCAAAAATATGTTGACCAAATATTAATAAGACAGTAAATAAAAATCCAGAAATCATTATTTTTTCTAATATTCTTTTAGTCTTTTCTCTGGTCATCTCTATCTGCTTTAGCAATCTTTTGACTATCTATTAGTTGTGGCACACCTAAAATTGTTTTGACTAAAGTATCTTGCCTAATAATTTCATTATCAAGACTTCTCACTCTATCAATTAATGATACTAATATTCCATGTTGACTATCTAATTTTGTGCCAAGTCTTTCTTCTAAAGCATTTAATTGTGCTTGCACTTTGTCATCAACTGTATCTATTTTACTTTCCATGCCATCTATAATTCTGTTGATAAGTTTCCATATAAAAAATCCTAACCCACCGGCTGCAGCTATTGGAAAACCAACTTCATTTATTAATTGAACTACTTCATTCATCTGGTGTAAAAACTCCTAACTCTATAAGTCTGGTTCGATTTGACATATGAACTGCTTCTACTGCTTCTTTACTTTGTCCAAAGTATTTCACTGCCATGTAATTATCTATCATATCTACATTTATATCTTTGCCATCACATATGACGCTACCTAATACTCTGCCATATTTGCCACGAGAATCTTTTAATTCTGTTCTAATTACTACTTGTTCTGCTGTATTAATTGCATTTTCTAAAAACGCAGATGCCAATTTTCCTCTAGCTTTTTCATCCAAGTTACGAGTGCGTGACTCGGGAGTATCAATACCATATAAACGAACACGAGACTTATAAAGAATATCAAACCCAAGGTCCAACACAACATCGATGGTATCGCCATCAACAATTCTTTCAACTTCACAATTATATTCATACATTTTTTTTCCTCATAAACTAGAGACTATTTCAATAGCAGCCATTCCTGCATAAACACCTACTATTAATAACTCAATTCTAGTAAATCTATTAGCACCTTCATCTAAACGCTTTTCGATATTTTGATACCGAATAGTACATTCTTTCTCGTGAGTTTCTATTTTGTTTAAAGCTTCCTTGCTCATTACGCTGTTCTTCTCCACATATATACAGTTATGTATGGTTGTAAGTTTTTATTTGTACCAGATTCACCTGCACTATTTATAGAAACACCTGTAGTTACAGAGGTAGTTGTAATATCTACACCACCATTAGCATTATTAATTAAAGCAGATTCTAAACTGCTTCGACCACTAACATGATCAGCAGTATAATTTAAAAATTTAGGAATAAACGTACTATGTTGGTGTGCTGATTCATTAACTGAGTGAGTGTGGTCAACTACAACAGCATCTTTAGTACCGCCTGTTTCTCCTAAAGTATCAAAAGAACTGTCAGAATCATTTTGACTAACTAATACTCTACCTTCACCATGGCGTACCCAAGTTCCAAAACCTATTAAAGAACTAGGATTAGTTGATACTGCAGCATTAATATAAATAGAACCCACTGGATATATGTTTTGTATTTGTGTTTGTATTGCACTAGTTACTCCAGACAAATAACCAAGCTCAGTATTAGTTACACCGCTTGCACTTACGTCACCATTACCATCAGATTGTAAAGCTTTGCTAGCAGTAAGGTTTGCCATTTTGCTAAAAGCAATTGCAGCCGTACCACTTATGTCAGCATTTTCTATATTAGTAATACTATTACCTGTTCCATTAGCATCAAAGGTTTTATTAGTAAAAGTATTTGTACTACCTGAACTTATAGGAGTTTGATTGTTTATAGTGACATTAGCAGATAAAGCTAATTTATCTAAGCCATCATATACACCAGCTCCTGATCCAGTACCTTCTAAAAAACAAACTTTGCTTTTGCCATTTGGAATAGTTACAGAATTACCTGATCCTTGTTTAACTATAATAGACTGTGAACCTGATGTTGAATTTTCAATAAAAATAACTTTAGAAACTGTAGTAGGACCAATAGTTAAATCTCTACTTGCAGATAAAGAAGTAGAAGAAGTAACTTTTATATACATGCCTCTGTATTTATCACTAGCTCCATCAGCAATAGTAGCTGTGACATTTGCATCAGAACCAAAAGTAGCTTCAGTCTGATATGAAAATGCTTCTGCAATCATAGATAAATTGAGGTTAGTAGTTTCACCCCAAGTTCCACTACCATCACCAGTAGCCATTTCATTTAATCTTAAATCATTATCATATGTACTTGCCATATAAACTCCTTATTATGCAACTTCATCCCAACTGGGAGATTGTGTATCAGATACTTCTGACCAATTTGCTGTTTGTGAATCTGTAACAGGTGTAAAACCTGACGTTTGTGAATCATCAACTAAACCCCAAACTGTAACACTAGTTATAGATATAGTTGATTGTATTCCTGTTGGTATTACTACTGAACCTGCAGTAACTAAAACATTTCCTAAAGAATTAGTAACACTAAAACCTGTTGCTTCAAATTTCATTTGTGGAACAACAGTTTGATTTCCAATAGCAGACGTTGCTTCTGTACCAGTTACCGCAACATTTGCTGTACCTATTATAGTTTCATCACCTAAATTAGATGTAGATGCTGTAGCTGTTACTCCAGTAACTGCATTTCCTATAACAACCTCATTACCTAATGCACTTGTCAAAGCACTTTGGGTAACAGCAATTAAAACTTGAGTTGATAAAGTAATGTTATTTAAACTGGATACAGCTTCTAAACCTGTTTCAGCAACTAAAACAGTTATATCTAAATTGATGTTTCCTAATACACTTGTACCTGCATTACCAGAAACTAGTAATAAAGCTGAGCCTTGAGCTGACGCTGTACTAGTTTGACCAGTTGCATTTACTCCTGTTATTGAAACTTCTACGTCACCTGTAGCTGTTAATTCTGAAAATGCTCCTTCAGCAAAAGCTAAAATACCAAACATTTATACCTCTTTTATATCTATTGTTTTTTTTGTTAACCTGCTAAAGCATATTACTATTCTTCCAAGCATTTTTTTTCATTGTAGAATTTTTTTTCAAACTCTTTTTTATATTTGTTTTCTAATTTAATTTTTTCATTAAATTTTTTATTAACTTTTTTTGTGTTTATTTCTAAAGCCATTCGCCTTCATTTACTGCATATCTAACATAGCCTTTAACTTGTTTTATTGCTAATGTATTCTTGTCATAAACTAAACCATATATCCAAATAAAATCATCTTCTCTGCTTTCTGGCACAGGAAAAGAAAGTTCTTTTTTTGCACAGAACTTTTTCATAATATCTGTTGTTGTTGTAAAAAACACATCGTATTCATCTGCTTCTGTACCATCTTCATTAAATATTTTGGCAAAGAAAAAAGTTCCGTCTGCATACACAGGAACATCTGGTCTAGGTATAAATGTATCAGGATGTTCTTGATAGTTACTTGTGTAATCATTATCTGCTATAACTAATTTAAGTTGTTTTTTACCTGAAACTGTATTGTATTTTATAGAGTGCCATGTTTTATAAGTGTAGCCAACACTAGGTACTTTAAAAGTATTTAATCTGTCTTCAGGAACTTCTGTAAAAACGTCATACCAACTATAAGTTTTAACATTTGTGTAAGGCGGTCTTAGTGGTGCATCATCATGTTCTATATAAGTTCCAATAATATTAAATCTATTTTTGTCCCAATCTTGTTCTGCTCCAAAAACTGTTTCTATTTCTGCAAGTAAAGGGTCTGCTTGAGAAAGTCCTATATTGTAATCTACTCTTATTAATTTTTTATTTACATAAACTTCATCATAAGTATTAGGATTTTTTGGTACAGCAGGAGATAAGCTTGCATTATCTTCTGATGTTGCTGGGATTAAAGTGTTATCAGTTAAGTAACTACGATATTTATTTGCTTGAAATAAAGCTTGATAGTAATCAATATCATCTTCTTCAACGTAAGGCTCATTATCTGTGTAGGATATAATTTCAGAACTATCTGTTTTATTCCATTCCCATCTAATTTTTTGTTTTGTAATTGGATGAGTTGACCAAACAGATAATCTTTGAAAAGGCTGATCATTTTCGTCTATGTCGCTTTTAACTTCAGTATTTTCCTCAGAAGAACTAGCGTCAAATTCACTAAGTTTTATTTTAGACATTATTGCCCTCTAAGTTTACCGGTATAAGAAGTACCTGCTGCACCAAAAGGTGACATTGCGTCTGTTTGATTAGCAGGGATGGTTGTTGTATAGCTCCATACCCAATATGTATCAACACCATCTGGTCCGCCATTACTATAAGCAGCGTCACTTCTGTTAAAAACAGTACCACCTATATCTACTTTTTTAAAAGAAGCATCAGTGTTTATATTATTAGCACTTCCGCTAACATTATCTACTCCTAGTTGAAATTCGCATCCGCCAGATGAAGCACTTGATCCGGGATTATCACCATTAGTATCGAACTCTATTATTTCAGTATTATTAACATAATCAGAATTAGTAGTAGGACTTAATGTACCAAAAGAACTACCACCAGCAAATGTAGCAGATTTTGAAAAACCTCTATAACGAAAATTTCTAGCAGCATTATAGTCGTTTCCGGGCAAATCTTGATTATCTGCTCCTACAGTTCCTGTAAAAGTAAAAGGAGCTTTTGCTCCATAAAAATTGTTAAACGAACTAGCAGCACCAGAACTAATTTCTTTTATATCTCTAACATCAGTATCATTGATACTAACTTGACTGCCAGAAGAACCTCCTGCTTCAACGTGTATTTCATTTAAACTTATTGCTCCAGAACTTGGTAACGCCATTATTTACTTTCCAATTCTTTAACTCTTGCAGACAGTTCTTTGACTGCTTCAATTAATACCGCAGTTATTCTGCTGTAATCAACCGACTTAGTACCCATTTCATCATTAGCAGTTAAGACTATCTCAGGTAAAATCTTTTCTACTTCTTGAGCTATGACACCTATTTCTTCTCTGTCGTCTCTGGTATATGTTACACCTCTAAGTTGTTCAACTTTGTCTAAACCATCTTCAAGCGTTTCAATATTATCTTTTAGTCTTTCGTCTGAGAAAGCAGTGACGTTGTTGTTAAAGGTTGCTGCACCAGCTTCTGACATATCAAGGGTAAGAGCAACAATTTCCGAAGTACCATCTTGTCCTCTAAATATTATATCTTTATCATCAACCTGTGATCTGAAAGTAAAGTTTTGAGAACCTAAATCAATCTGTCCTACTTCAGTTCCAGCATCAGAAAATTTTATATTTTCACCATCAGCATCAAGAGTTATATCTCCTGCTACATCAAGTATTAAATTTCCAGTAGTATTTCTAATAGTTGAATCAGTTCCATCATGAAACAGAGCCAAATCTTGACCAGTACCTAATCTTAAAGCTGAATTATCAGATAACAAAATATCTTTATTAAAAGTTGCAGAGCCACCTTCAGACATATCAAGGGTAAGAGCTGTAAAGACACTACCACCATCGTTACCTTCAAATTGTAAGTCTTTATCTTGAACAGCAATTTTTAATTTAGCATCACTACTATTATTTATAATAGAAAATATATCTGTACCAGCATCTTGAAATTTAATGTCTCCACCATCGGCATCTAAAATAATATCTCCAGCAACATCTAATAATAAATTACCTGTACTGTTACTTATTGTGCCATTACTATTATTATGAGTAAGCTGTAAATCTCCATCAGTTCCAATTTTAAGAATACTATCATCACCAAGTTTTACATCGTGATTAAAGGTAGCAGTACCTGCATCAGACATATCAAGGGTTAGGGCAACTATTGTTGAACCGCCATCGTTACCTCTAATTATTAAATCTTTGTCTTGTGTTTCTACACCTAAATAAACATCACTATTTATAAAAGAAAATGAAGCTTGATTACCTCCCCCTGCTTTAAAGTAAACATTATCGCCATCGGCATCAAGAATAATGTCTCCCGGAGTATCTAAAGTTATATCTCCTGAAGAAGTTCCTAAAGTAACAGCCGCATCACCTGTAGTAATATCATCTGCTGCAACACTTCCCCCTCCTCCGGGTAAATTAGATATAGCAGTTTTTCTCATTGCACTAGCAGAAGTATCGTAGAAAGCTATAACATCATCATTAGCTACTGTATTTTCTGTAGTATGTCCGTTTACTATATCTCCTTCTATCTGCCCTGATGTGTTAATTTTTAATCTTACATTAGCACCATGCATTAAATTAATGTCGGCTGTATCTTGATTAATTATATTTAATGCTCCGCCACCACCTATCTTTTCAAGGTAAGCGTATGCACCATCAGAACTTGTACTAAAGTTTCCATTGTCTGCATCTAAGAAAACTCTAGCGTTTCTGCTACTTGCTGTTGATGAACTTGTTAAAGAAAAACCACCACCTGAATTATGATTAGAAGTAGATTCTGAAGTTCTTGTGTGAAAAATTGATACTGGCGAATCAGTTCCAATTCCAACCTTGCCACCATATCTTTGTAAAACCAAAGGAATGAAATCAGTGCCTTTTTCATGTGCTTGTAAAAACGCTAAACTATCAGCACCATCTACTCCAAAATTAAGCATATCGCCAGTAGCACCTGAAGCGGTTTTAATAGCAAATTGCCCAAAGGTATCAATACTGTTAAATGTTACTGATTTAGTTACTTCTAAAGGTGAATTTGGCGATGTAGTTCCAATTCCTAAATTTGACCCAGATAAAGTCATTGATTGACTGTTATTTGTGAAAAACTCTATATTGCCATCGCTTTGTTCTATTCTTTCGTGTGAGTCACCCCATTGATATGATAAACCTGCATCAATATTTACATGACCACTATTTACTGTGACACCACCTCCAAAGGTAGCTCCTGCGTTGAATGTGGCTGCTCCTGCTTGAGACATATCAAGAGTAAGGGCAGTAATCGTAGAACCGCCATCAATACCTTTGAAAACAATATCTTTATCATTTGTTCTAGACATGATTGAAAAGTTAGAACTTGAGTTTCCAAAAGAACCAATATAGTCACTACCATCATAAAACTGTATGCCGCCACCATCAGCATTAAGAACAATGTTTCCTACTGTATCTACAGTAAAATCACCTGACCCACTTTCAGTTAAAGTTGTTGCATTACTGCCATCACCTGTAATTGATATAGAACCTGCTGTAATTGCTAAGTTATCGTCTATAGTGACACCACCATTAAAATAAGCATTGTTTTGGTTATATAGACCATAAGAACCATGTACAGCACTCACACCTACAGCTAATTTAGTTTGAGCTACAACACCTCCAGTTACATTTGCAGTATGTGAAAAATCAAACTCATCATTACTTGCATCCCAAAGAATAGTTGCATCTGTATTTGCATCAACTGCATCTTGAATAGTAATACCTGCACCATTAGCAGAACCTGAAGTATCACCTGAGCCAAAGTTTACAGTTATGTTTTTATCTTCTACATCTAGGGTAGCAGTATTCAAAGTTGTTGTAGTACCTTGTACAGTCAAGTCACCTTGAACAACAACACCATTATTAAAGGTAGCCGTGCCTGCCTCAGACATATCAAGAATAAGGGCAGTTATAGTAGAACCACCATCGTTACCAAAAAATCTAATATCAGCATCAGATACTTTTGAACCTAGTTTTAAATGGTTGGTATCATTTAATTGGAATTGACCAATTGCTGTGCCACCATCGGTTAAGGTAATGTTTCCACCATCAGCATCTAAAATTATTTCATCTGGTGAATCTAATCTAATTTTTTCTCCTGCACTACTTGCAATGTATAAATTATCATCCCCATCATTTCCAATAAAATGACCATCTCCAAAATCTATATTACTTGCAAATACAGCTTTACCACCTGCAGACATATCAAGCGTTAATGCAGTTATTGTACTACCGCCATCGTTGCCTTTAAAAATTATGTCTTTGTCTTGTGTGTTAGCTCCAAGGACTAAATCTGTACTACTATTTTCTATGTAGCCAAATTGTGTTCCGCCATCTTCAAAAGTAATAAATCCACCATCAGCATCTAATTTAATCTGTCCAGCAACATCAAGTGTTAAATTACCTGTATCAACATCAAGCTCCCCATGAGTGCCGTTATGTGAAAGTTCAATTTGATTTAACAATCCTGCTCTCAATCTTCCAGAGTTAGAACCTGTGCTTATATGACCATTAGCTTGTAAAAAACTTCCTGCTGTTACACTAGAATTAAATGTAGCTGCACCTGTGTCTTCTAGTGTTAGGCTTGGATTAAACGTGTCATTAATTGCAACATAAAATTCCATTTTGGCATTTTCAGAGCCGTTGCTTACATCTGTTGCGATTGTTTCAATTCTAGCAAAGGTAGCGTCATTCCCTGCATCATCTTCGCCTTTAAAAAGAATACGACCTAATACGTCACCATCGGCAGGACTAGCACTATTTCTATATAGGTTTAAAACTGGACCAACATTAGCATCTGCATCTGTAGAAATAAGTGTTAGCTGTGGGTTGTTATCGGCTGTAGTAAATGTTGCAGAACCATCAACAGTCAAACCATCAGCAGTTACTGTGCCTGTTACGTCTACTCCTGTTGAAGTTGTAGTTATTTTAGTAGAATTATTATGCATAATTTCTACTGCTCCGTTAGCTACAGCTCTAAGTGAAGTTTCGTCTCCAGAAGTTTTAAATCTAATATCGTCATTTTTTATATTTAAAATTCCAGTATCATTTTGTATAAAACTATTACTACCATCATGGTAGATATTTAAATCTTCGCCTGCACCAAAAATAGCTTTTTTGCTATCACCAAGATATAAATGATTACCTATAAATACACTTGAGTTGAATGTAGCTTTACCTGCTGCAGACATATCAAGGGTAAGGGCTGTTATAGATGAGCCACCATCGTTACCTTGAAATAAAATGTCGGCATCAGAAATAGTGCTAAAAAATCTTAAATTGTTACTATTTTGTGATATTTTTCCAAATTCAGTACCATCATCTTTTAGTCTTATAATGCCATCTGAAGCATCAAGAGTTATTTCTCCACCTGTATCTATTGTTAAATTACTCGCATGAGCTATCTTTGGTGCTGTCAAAGTAAGTGCGTCAGAGTTTAATCTAGCTCTTTCACTACTTCCTGTTTGTAATATTAAAATACCTGAATTTCTTCCATTTAATGTAAGTGAATTGCTTGATGAAGTAATAGTTCCATTTATAGATGAACCATCTACAATATTTAAACTAGAAATTCCTACTTCATTACTTGCATTTTCAAAGACTGCTTTACTTGCTGGTAAAGTACAGAATACGTCTTTAGTTCCAGAACTAAAACTTACTAAGCCATCACTATTTGAACTACTTAATATTGTAGTTCGTGACAACGTATCAGGAGATGCATCGGTAACAGTACCAATACCTACTTCAAATTCTGGTTGATCTTGATGAACGATAGCATAGTAAACTGTATTGCTATTACCTATCCCAGCTACAAAAGTTTCAAAGTTTGTAACAGCACCAGCAAGATTGATTGTGCCTGTGCCTGATGTGGTACTAGTTTCTTTTACTCTATCGTTTAGTACGAGTGCCATTTATGCAATTCTTATAATTGCGTTGGAAGCATCTGCTGTTGGAAATTGAATTGTAAAGTCACCATTGGTAGATGATTTATCCCCACCAAAAGCTAAGACTGCAACTGCTGGATCACCAGATGCACTATCATTAAAGATCAATGCACCATTAGCTGTAATCGTAGAACTAGAAAAAGTTAAATCTGCGAAGTCAGTAAAAGCAGTTGTACCACTAGTAGTTGGATCAACTCTAGTTAATGCACCGCCTTTAGCTGTATAGCCAGTTCCTGAGATTTCGTTACTAGTTGTATATGCAGTTGTAGCTGCACCCAAAGATGCAGAACTTGTATACATAGCAAGATTAAAAGTGCTACCACCTGAGTTTTTAAAATTGTGTACTGCTTCTAAAAGTTCTTTTTTAAATGAAGTACACATTGCCTGAGAGATTGCCATTATAGCCTCCTTATAATATTAGCCATATCTTTATGACCTTGTTTTTCTAACAGACCAGCAACTGTACTTCTGTCACTTGCAATTGCTTGTCTAATATAAATTAAAATAACTTGGGCAATAGATTCTTTAAATGCTTCAGCCTGTGCTTTGACCATAGGGTCGGCTGTCTCACTTATAGAAACGATTCGCTCAAGTATCCTTTCAGTCCAATATTCTGGACTCAAACCTTTATTTGATGTAGTTACTACATCTACTGTCCCTATTTCTGGTTTACTATCTACGCTTAACATTAAGTCCTCTGTTGTCTAAGTTGTCCGGAACTATAAGTATCTATAGTATTATCTGCTTCGCCAAGATTTTTTAATCTAGAGACTGCTTGGAAATATCTCTTTTCATACTCAGCTTGTAAATCTTGTGAACCTTTCATGTAAGTATAGCCTTCTATCAAACAACCATATAATAAAGCATTGCTTGCATTTTTAGATAACCATGTTTCTCCTGAGTCAGCACCAGCAGTTATTGAAGCTGGTCGATAAAAATAATGCAACTCTGCGGTATAGTTTACATTTGGTGTCGGTGCAACAATAAAAGTATCGTCATCAAATAACGCATAGTTACTTGGTTCTCCTTGTGTTGAAGTATCAGGATAAGCTTCTCTAATATAATTAACATCACGAAAGTACAAAAAGTTTTGAGTTGTACCTGAGATAACTGCTAAAGAAAAATTATCTAAAAAATCACTAGGCGTAGAAAGATATTGATTACCAGCAGTTAAATTACCTTGCACATTTTTTCTAAAGTTTGGTAGCTTAACTGACTTTAGTATTCTTTCTTCTGCTTGTTTAATTATTTGTGGCAGATCATTTACAAAAGTAGTCTCTGAGTTTTCTAAATAATTTTGTATTAAATTTTTTAATTCTGAATAAGTCATAGTGTTATGGTGTATTAGCCTGACCACCCATTCCTGAATGATTCGTGCAGTAATAATAAAGTGTTGGTGTGCCAACCGCTACAGTAATTCTTGTGTAAGCTCCTGCTGATCCCGGAGTTCCATTAGTTGTAACTCCAGTTGTATATTCAGAGCCACTACCATGAGTTCCGTCAGAGGTTGTTGAAAATCTTAATGGGTGTCCAGCATTACTTGAATCAGACTGGTCAAATGTATAAGTAGCTCCTTCACTTAAAGTTGTAGTAGCTTGTCTAGTGCCATCTATATAATATTTGTTTGCTCCATAGTAAGCAGCAACGGTTACTGCAAAAGTTGTGCCAATTAAAGTAGATACAGAACCTACTGAATTTGTTGCTGTATTACCTGTAACTGCTACTTGAGTTACATTAGATGTAACTATAGCTGTACCTAACAAAGCTGTTGCAGACAAACTTGTAAGTGTAAAAGGTGTGCTAGATGATCCTCCGCCTTGGACTACTGATTGCACTTTAGCTAT